GAAGAGGATTTAGAGTACGGAAACAACCTAGATGAAGTAAGGAAGAAGGTTGACGAGTATGTTTTATCTCAAGTATCAAGGATAGAGATAGATAAGTTAGTTCAAGAAAACTCTAAACTACTGCTAAAGCAATCAGAGTTACAGTCGATAGCAGAGATAGATGACCTAGAAAAAAGGTCGGAAGCTGCAAGAAAATTCCTAAAAGAGCAAGGAGAAAGAACAACTAGAACAGGTGCAACAGGTGTAGCTGTCGGCATAGGCGTTAGTGTAAAAGAGTATGAACTAGGAACAAAGGAGTTGTTAGGTGTTTTTGATAATTACTCTAAGGAGGTGGATAAAAGAGCAGACCCTATACTTGAAAGAATTGGAGAGCTTAGGAAAGGCCTTTTACTAGAAAGCGATAAAGTAGACGAAGAAAGTAAGAGAAAACAATCAAGAAAAACCTTTAAAGAGGGGCTACTAGACTTAACCAAAATAAGAGAGAGGTACGAGCAAGAATCTAAAAAATCTGAAGTGAAGACAGAGGAAGAGCTTATAGCTCAAAAAGCAGAGTTCGCAAAAAGAGACCTTGAACTAACCTTAAAGAACTTTGAAGAGAAAGAGCGTATCAGGTTAAATGATTTTATAGAGAAGCAAAAGCTAAGAAAAAAAGAAAAGGGGGTTGACGTAGATGCAATTGATAAATCAATAACAGAAGCCAAGAGACAGTCAAGCGAAACTATAAAAGCTAAAAGAAAGGAGTCTAAATACGTCATAAAGCAAATAGAAGCTGTTGCAGATGCGGAAAACACTCTTTTAACAAGGAGAAGAGCCGAGAGAGCTAGAGCCGAAAAAGAGCAGCTAGAAAGAGACGAGTTAGGTAGGGATATAGGTCTTGGTTCGGAAGGTGCTTTTCTGTCAGACGAGTTAATGACAGCTCAACAAGCAAGAATACAGAACGAGATAGATTACCAAAAAAGACTGCTTGAAACAACAGAAGAGGGTAGTAGAGAAAGGTTTGAAGCTGAACAAGCGTATTACGACTCTACAATGCAGAAAAGAGATTTTGAACTTGCTTACGAGCAATATGTAGTAGATGAAAAACAAAGAATAAACAGAGAATATATTAGCTGGGTAAGCGGTCTTAGTGGTATATTATCTTCTATTGCTGGTGAAAACGAAGGAATACAAAAAGCTGCTCTAGCAATCGATAAAGGAGCTGCTGTTGCAAAAGTTGTTGTTGAAGCAAATGCTTCGATAGCTAAAAGGATAGCTGCAAATAAAGCAATACCGTCTCTTTCTCCTTTTGCAGCAGCGTTAGGTGTGCCAAAACCAAACCCTGCAAAGTTGACTGACAACTTATTAATGGCAAAAGACGTCGGAAGAACGAAGGTTAGCGCAGGTGTAGCTATTGCAAATATAACAGCAGCAGGCATAGGTCAAGCGTCAAGTATAGGCGGAGGTGGAGGCGGAGCTTCGGGAGGTGGAGCAGGAGCTACAACAGTCCAACCACCCGACTTCAACATCATCGGAAGTACGGGCGTTAATCAGTTAGCAGAAGCCATTGGAAGTACTGAAAAAGAACCATTACGAGCGTATGTAGTTAGTTCAGATATAACAACAAAACAAGCGTTAGATAGAAACATAAGAAGTAGTGCAGAATTATAAAAATAGAAAATTATGAAAGTAGTAGAAATGATTATTGATGAAAGCAAAGATTGGTCAGGAGTTGTGGAAGCGTTGTCTCTTACGGACACACCAGCAATAGAAGAAGAGTTTGTTGCTTTGTCGGAAGAACCACAAGAAGTTGAGTTATCAAGTATAGACGAGGAAAGAAGAATTCTTATGGGTGCCGTGCTTGTTCCCGAGAAAAAGATTCTTAGAAAGAACGAAGATGGTTATTATCAGATAAAATTCTCAAAAGAAACCATTGCAAGAGCTTCTCAGTTATTCTTAGAAAAGAGCAATCAAGGAAACTCAACTCTTGAGCATGAAATAAAGTTGTCAGGACAGACAGTTGTTGAGTCTTGGTTAATTGAGAACGATGTGCATGACAAATCAAGAGCTTTCGGCATAAAAGCACCTGTTGGAAGTTGGATGGTTTCAATGAAAGTTGATAACGACGAGATATGGAATGACTATGTAAAAACAGGAAAGGTAAAAGGATTTAGCATAGAAGCTTTATTTAGCGGAAGAACTGAATTATCCGAGGTAAAAGAAGAAGAGAGCATCATAGATGTTTTAAGAAAAGCAATCGAAGACAAAATAAAAGAGCTATGAGAAAAAAGAAAAGTCAACCAAGTAAAACAGGAAAGGTCTGTATGTGTAAAGACGGAAGCTACTCTCAGGAGTGCTGCAACGGAGAGATTTACGCTCAAGGTATAGGTAGCTTAGAAGATGGTTCAGAATCCGTTAAGACCAATGAAAACGAGGTTAGAACGATAGTTAGAAACTAGAAAACACGACAAAAAACAAACATTAGTTAATTTAGTATAGCGAATAATCAAATATTTTTTATGGATAATAAGCAAGAAGAAAAAAGTATTTTGCAAGAGATCTTGACTAAATTGTCATCTATTGGCAAAAAGGAAGATACTGTAAAAGAAGAGATAGCCGAAGTGGAGCTTTCTCAAGTTGAAACAGAAGCTGAGGCTGTTGAGGTTGAAGCAGAGGAAAAGGTAGAGCTTTCAAAAGAAGTTGACTACATTACAAAAGAGGATTTTGAGTCTTACAAGACCGAGCTTTCTGAAATTATGAAGGGCTTTGTTCAAGATGTTGAAAAAGAGAGAGAAGAGATTTCTGAGAAAGTTGTTGAGTTATCAGCGCAACCTTCGGCAGATGCTATCGTTCACTCGCCTGAGGTAAAGGAAGAAAAACAAAAATCATTTCAATACGGAAAAAACAGACCAAGAGTGACTGCTGACTTCGTTATGGAATCACTAAATAAATTTAATTAAGATTATAAAATATGGCAACTACAACTAGCATTACAACTACTTACGCAGGTGAAAAACTAAGAGGGTACATCTCTACTGCGTTATTGAGCGCAAATACCATTCGCAACGGAGGTGTTTCGGTTCATTCAAATGTAAAATACAAAGAGGTTATCAAACAGATGGCTGTTGGTTCTGACCTTATCAAGGCAGGAACTTGTGATTTCGACCCTACATCTTCTGTGACTCTTACGGAGCGTTACTTAGAGCCTGATGAGTTCCAAGTAAACATGGAATTATGTAAGCAAGACTTTAGAAGCGATTGGGAAGCTATCTCAATGGGTATGTCTGCTTGGGACAACTTACCACCTGACTTCGAGTCTTACCTTGTTGCTCGTGTTATCTCGCAGGTAGCAGAAGAAAATGAGAGAATCCTTTGGCAAGGAGACAGCGCAAACAGCGGTGAGTACGACGGATTCAAGAAACTCTTAGAGAACGACGCTAACCTTCCTGCTGCAAACGAAGTTACAGGTACGACTATTGACGCAACAAACGTTGTTGCCGAGCTAGGTAAGATTGTTGACGCTGCTGTTTCAACAAACCAAGCAATCATAGGAAAAGAAGATTTTGCTATCTATATTCCTGAGAATGTTTACAGAGCTTATATCCGTTCTTTGGGTGGATTTGCAGCAAACGGTCAAGGAGCAGCAGGTTTCATGGATAAAGGTTCAAACCAAACAATTGCACCTGTTGTATTTGAAGGGTTTAGATTATTCGTAGCAAACGGATTGCCTTCAAACGTGTGTATCGCAGCAAGAAGTTCTAACTTGTGGTTCGGAACAGGTCTTATGTCTGACCAAACTTCTTTGAAAGTGAAAGACATGGAAGATACTGACTTGTCTCAAAACGTTCGTATCGCAATGAGATGGACTGCAACAGTAAATTATGGTATTCCTGAGGAAATCATAACTTACGGTATTGTAAATGGAGTAAACTAGTAGTCTAGTATTTGATTAAAGATAGAAGGGTGGGTTCTGCCTGCCCTTTTTTAATAACTATAAAAAAATAATAATATGAGTTGTATTTTAAGTTCAGGTAGAAAAAAAGCCTGTAAAGACGCAGTTGGTGGACTAAGAAAGGCTTATTTCGTTGACTTCGGTGACCTCGGGGACGTAACTCTAACAGATGACGAAATATCTGGCATCTCAGGAACGTTTACATATTACGAGTACGATATTAAAGGTTCTTCTGAGCTGACACAGAACGTAAATTCATCTGTTGAGAATGGAACAACTTTCTATGAGCAAGTGTTGAACTTGACTTTTACAAAGTTAACAAAAGAAGATAATAAAGAATTGAAGTTAATGGCTTACGGTCAACCTCATGTCTTTGTAGAGGACTATATGGGTAACGTTATGTGTGTTGGACTAGAGAATGGTACTGATGTAACAGGAGGAACAGCGGTGACAGGAACAGCAATGAACGACCTTAACGGATATACTTTGACGTTGACAGGTAACGAGATTGCTTACGCTAACTTCGTTGACCCTTCTTTAAGTGTTGCTGGATTCTTAGATACTATTGCAGGTGCTGCAACAGGAGGAACACAAAGAGAACCTTAATGGGTGTTGATTTTTGGATAACGAAAGAGGGTGGCTTATGCTGCCCTTTTTTAGCTTAAAAACAAAAAACATAACCTTAGTTAATTTAGTATATGATAGTATTAACGACATCTACATCGCCACAAGAAATAAGGTTCGTTCCAAGACAAGACGTATTGAGTGGAAAGATTATTGTGACAGATAAAAACACAAGGACAAGCACAGAGATTATTGTTTCTTTTTCTGTTGATGGGAACTACAACTCTACTACCGCTTCTTTTAATTTAATAGAGGGTGGTAGATATTCATTGGAGATTGTTTCTGATTTTGATGATGTGATATACAGAGATACTATTATTTGCACAGACCAATCAGCTCACGACAGGTACAACATACAGCAAGGAGAGTATATACAAGCAGAAACTAGCGATAACTCTTACGTTGTTATAAATGACTAAATTAATGGAAGATAAATTAGAGGTTAAAGACAGTGGTAAGATTCATGTTGTTCAGATGAACTCTCACGTTAGACCTGAGGTAACTGAGGTTTATGGGGAAAAGTGGATTTCTTACGGAGAAGACAACGATTACTATACGTATCTTATCGACAGATATAACGGTAGCCCTACAAACAACGCTTCTATAAACGGTATCGTTGAGATGATTTACGGAAAAGGTCTTGAGGTTGCTGATAGCGAAAAGAACTCTGAATTAGACAAAAAGATAAAGGAGTTGTTCCCGAAAGAAGATGTAAGGAGAGCTTGCTATGACTTTTATATGCTTGGTGGTTGTGCTTTTCAGGTTATATACTCAAAGAGTGGTAAGCAGATTATGCCACTTGTACATATGCCTGTTGAAACGTTAAGAACTGAGGAAGCTGTAAATGGAGTTGTGAAAGGTTATTATTATCACCCTAATTGGAAAGAAGCGTCAAAGGTCGGAAAAAACAAACCAAAGAGATACGCTGCATTTGGTCACGGAAGCAAGAAAGAAGTAGAGATTCTTTTCGTGAAACCATACAAGGCAGGTTATTTCTATTATTCACCACCTGCGTATCAGGGAGGTTTGCCATATGCTGAATTAGAAGAAGAAATAGCTAACTATCATATTAGCAACATACAGAACGGACTGTCTCCAAGCATGCTTATAAACTTCAATAACGGAGTTCCTTCTGAGGAAGATAGGTTAAATATAGAAAAGCAGATACACGACAAGTTTGCAGGTAGTTCAAATAGCGGTAGATTTATATTGGCATTTAACGACAGTAAAGAACTTTCTGCAAGCATAGAGCCTGTTGTTCTTAGTGACGCTGCTGAACAGTATCAATTCCTAGCAGACGAATCAAGAAACAAGTTAATGGTATCTCATAGAATAGTATCAGGGATGATTGTCGGCATAAAGGAACAGACAGGTCTTGGGAATAACGCAGAGGAATTACAGACAGCATCAACGTTAATGGATAACATTGTTATTAGACCTTATCAGACTGTTGTTCTTGATGCACTAGAAAAGGTTTTAGACTACAACGGAACAGAAGATATAGAGCTTTATTTTAAGACGTTACAGCCTTTAGAATTTACAGACTTGACGAATGCTATCACAGAACAAGAGGTAGAGGAACAGACGGGTCAGAAAACAAACGAGAATATAGACACAAGCAACGTAACAGAACAAGACATATAATATGGCAACAGCACTTTTCATAACAAAAGAAGATATTGTAAAAAACACCTCTATTAGCGGAAGTGTTGATTCAAACAAGTTTCTTCAATACGTTCAGTTGGCTCAAGAGATACATATACAAAACCTTCTCGGAACTGACTTGTATGAAAAGATTAGTTCTATAATTATAGATAACGGAGGTAATATGCCTGATAGCGACTACAAGAATTTGGTAAAGGACTATATTAGACCTATACTTATTCATTATGGAATGGTTGAGTATCTTGCTTTTGCTCCTTACAGTATTAGTAACGCAGGTGTGTATAAGCACTCAATAGAAACGTCCGAAACAGCTTCAAAAGAGGATGTTGATTACATTGCTTCAAAACACAAGAACTATGCTGATTACTACTCAAACAGGTTAATAGAATATTTGTGTACAAACGGAACAAAACAAAGGTTTCCTGAGTATTACACAAACACAGAAGACGATGTAAGACCCGATAAAGATGTAAGTTATAGCCCATGGAACCTAAGGTAAAGAGATACAGACCAAAAAGTACAAACGAAAGAAAGCTACGTGTTTTCTTAAAAAAAATAGAGAATGGCAAATCCGAAAGAATGGGGTCAAGCCCACGTAAATAACGACATAGGCTTCGGTCAAGGTGCTACAAACAACAGCATTGGTTGGGGTTCTATATACTACCTGTCTTGGAGTGGAGACACTAACCTTGTAGGTATTAGTCAAGAAGCAATAGATTTCAAGGATTTCGTAGAAAATGACGGAGGTACTGTTGAAGCTCTATTTTGTGTTAGTCAAGGAATAAAATAATAATTATGGCAAAGATATTTTCATACATACCAAGTGCGTATAAAGCAGGAAAAGCTTATACTGCAATACCGTTAACCCTAGATGCTGCATTTGACTCTGTTAGAGCTAGTGAGGGTGCGAGGATAGACTCAGAGAACTTTATAGAGGTAATGGCAGACAATGTCCCTAGAATTGATTATCGTCTTGGCGGTTGTCCTGTTTTACTTACAGAGCCACAATCGGAAACATTAGTGTTTAATAGTGGATGGATTGGAGGTGTTGACAATGTTTCTTCGCCAACTGATTGGAGTCTATCCTTTTCTACGGGTTCTTTTACTTTTACACCCTCTTTAAAATTCCCTAGTGTATTTGCAGCCAACCTAAAAACAACAGGCTCTCAAAGAGTTGTTTTTGAAAGGTCTTTATCTGTGACAAGCGGAAACAAATATATAGCTTCTGTGTATTGTGAGAAAGCAGACAGCCCTCAAAGCATAGGTAGTGTCATTACATTTTTACATTCAGGCACGTTTACGTATTTTGAAAACGGCATAGAAGTAAACGGAAGTTTGAATATCTCAGAAGGTAATTACTATGCTGTGGTTTTAGATTCCTCAGTAACAGAAAGTACTTCTATACGTTTTGGTAGCGGGACGGGTGGAATTGTATCGGGAGACATTTCTTTGAGTATTCCGCAAGTTGAACTTGGAGAGGTAAGGAGTTCTTTTATGTTGTCACCAGTTGGGGCAACATTCACGAGAGATGCCGACGAAATATCGGCAGCATTATCGGCATTCAACGACACGCAAGGAGTGTTTCAAGTAAATGTTGCTGCACTAAGTATCGATAATACAAACAAGTCTATCAGTATAAATAACGGAACGTCAAACGAGCGTATAGAGATACGAATAAGCGAAAACAACGTTTCGGCATTTTTTGTTGTTAGCCCCAACGTTACGTCTATCACTCACGAACTAATCGACGTAACGATTCTTAACGACGTGCGTGTGGTCTGGGACAACAGTTTCGCAGCTCTAAAAGTGAACGGCATAGAGGTAGGTAGATTAGATTCAAGGGAAATACCAACAGGGCTAAACACGTGTAGTTTTAACATAGATAATATTGGCGGTTTATCTTTTTACGGACGCACAAAGGAATTGAATGTATATGACAACACAGATTCGTTTGCAAGTACATTCACAACGTTTAACGCAATGGCGACATTCGCAAAATATAATTTAGTATAATGGGATTAGTATTTAATTTAGCTGACGGAGATAATGCAAGGATAGTGGGAAGGACAATTGGGTCATACCAAGATACTAACGGTAACTACGAAGGCGTACCCGTAGACAACTTACGGGCATCTTTAGCAACGGAAATAAACAAAGACGGATTAATTCAAGAAGTTGGGGTTGATGTATTGAGATTTGACTATTCAGAAAATTCAAATGGTGATATTTTAACAGAACCCGAAGCGACTAACAAATCTCTATGGAGTGAATCCGCTGATAACGCATATTGGATAAAAACAAGATTGAATGTATCTTCTAATGTTGTGATTTCGCCAGACGGAACACAAAGCGCAGATAAAATATTTGCAGACAACACAGGTTCAAGTTCACACATTCTCAAAGGTTCTAATACAACTATGACTGACGGTCAAGACGTATGTGCGGAAGCGTTTTTTAATGCTGCTGAACTTGATTATATAGCTTTAGGGGTGACAGATGTGAGTGTATCAAATTTTGGACTCAAATACTTCGATATAAAGAACGGAATTGCTTTAGCTAATGATACAGGAGGTAATGGTGTAGTAGTTGATTCCTACATAAAGCAAGTAGGTGATAGTGATTGGTATCGTGTAGGGGTTAAGTCTAATCTAGGTGCAGGAATTACAACATCTGTTTTTAGAATTTATTTAAGCAAGGATGGTGTAACTCGTTCTTTTAATGGTGATGGAGTTAGTGGTGTTTACACGTGGGGCAGAGAGGTTAAGGATGAGTTTTCTTCATACATCAAAACAGAAGGAAGTACAGAAACACGAGCAGCCGACACAGGTATAACAACAGG